TATGCAGGTACAGGTACAGGTATGATGAATATGATGGATACTTTTGGTTGGGGTAATTACTCACCTGCTATTAATTTTATGTTAATGCCTATTAGTTTTGATATAGCAAAAATACAAGCGATTGAATTAAATGATATGGTTAGAAAATCACAATTTTCATTTGAATTAATCAATAATATGTTAAGGATATTTCCTATTCCACAAAAAAGTGGAACGTTATGGATACAATACATAAAACTATCAGATAGAAACAACCCAATATCAACTTTACCCTCAGGATCTTATAATGTAACAAATGTCTCAAATGTTAATTATGCAAACCCAAATTATAATGAAATTAATTCTATAGGTAGAAGTTGGGTATTTGATTATACTTTAGCTTTATGTAAAGAAATATTAGGGTATATTAGAGGTAAATATACAACAGTTCCCATTCCTGGGGCAGAAGCAACATTAAACCAATCAGATTTACTTGCTTCAGCAACATCAGAAAAAGAAGCTTTAATTATAAGATTAAGAGAATATTTTGATGAAACATCAAGAGATAAATTATTAGAAAGAAAAGCATCAGAAGCTGAATCGTTACAAAAAATTGAAGCTGCAGTTCCTTACCCAATTTATATAGGATAATATGGCATTATTTGGAGGAGAAAGAGATATAAGCATGTTTAGGGGCATTAGTAGAGAATTAATGTGGGATATTATAGTACAGGAATGTGCCATTTATAAATTTAGATTAGAAGAAACCAATGTTAATATTTATGGAGAAGCAGCAGAAGAAAAGTATTATGAAGCCCCAGTTTTATTTAATGTATTGATTGAAAGACAAGACCAAAGCTTCCCAGATTCTGATTTAGGTATAAATTTTGAGGGCAGTCGTACATTTAGGTTTTTAAGAGATGACTTAGTTGATGCTGTAGTTGTTCCTGAAGTTGGAGATATAATTTGGTATGAAAATAGTTATTATGAGATAGATGATGTAATTAGTAATCAATTATTTGTAGGAAAAGATCCTCAATATCCCAACCTAGATGATAGTGGTAATAATCCTTTTGGAAATACAGATTTAGCTAGTTTTGGGTATGATGTATCAATAATAGCTAGAGCACATTATGTACCAACAGATAGAGTAGGAATCACAGAAGAAAGATTAATATCAAGTATAAAGCATGTCCAGTAGAGGAAGAAAAGTAACACCAAAATCTCAAAAAGAGATAAGTAAAGGATTACACCAACCTTATTCTAATAAAGCAGGTAATCCTAACGATACTGCTTATCAAACAACAAATAGAAGTAATCAAATTTCTTTTAAAGGGGACTCAGTAAAACCCTTTACTGTGGGTTTATATGATATAGATGAAACTATACTTTATTATTTTAATAATGTAATTAAACCAACAGTAGTCCAAAATGGTAAAAGAATAGAAGTTCCTGTAATTTATGCTAATTCTGAAAGATGGAACCAAATACAAAAAGATGGTTATTTTAGGGATAGAAAAGGTAGGATAATGATGCCTTTAATTACCTTTAAAAGAACTAATATAGAAAAAAATAGAAACATAACTAATAAATTAGATGCTAATTTTCCTCATAATTATAGAGTATATGAAAAATCTTATAGCTCAAAAAATACATATGATAAGTTTAATATATTAAATAATAGAAGACCAACAAAAGATATGTATGCCGTTGTTGTTCCTGATTATGTAACATTAAATTATGATTGTATAGTCTCAACTTATTATGTAGAACAAATGAATGGTATAGTAGAAGCTATTAATTATGCTTCAGATTCATATTGGGGTAATCCTGAAAGATATCAATTTAGAGCTAGAATAGATTCAGTTGCTACTAATGTTGAATTACCTAAAGATCAAGAAAGAGCAGTAAAAAGTACTTTTAGTATAAAAATGTATGGATATATAGTACCTAATATTCTTCAAAAGGATTTATCTTCAATTAAAAAATATCATAGTAAAGTACAATTATCCTTTAATCCTGAAGTAGTAGGGAATATAGATGATATAAATTCTCCTGAACCAAATAGAACAAATATTCCTCACGGAGATTATACAGAATTTGTTGATCCCCCATCAACCAAAAAACCCCCTAATAGAATTAATACAAATAGAGTACCACCAAATCCACCCCCAGATTAATTAATATATTTTTAATTTTTAAATAAATTAATAATATGTATAAATGATAATAGATTAATAATTATTAACTAAAAATAAAAGTAATGGCAAAAGAAAAAGTTTTAACTGAAAAGGAAATCAACACAATAAAAAAAGTAAAAGAAGATTTCCAAATTTTAATAGGACAAGTAGGAGAAGTAGAGATTGGGATTATAAATCTCAATAAAAGAAAATTGGAATTAGAAGTAGAATTAAACAAAATTCAACAAGAAGAAATTAAAATAGCTAAAGAATTAGAAGAAAAATATGGTAAAGGAAATATTTCTTTAGAAACAGGAGAATTTACTCCAATAAAATAATTTTTAAGGAAAAATACAATATTTATAATAAAATAAAATAAAACAAAAAAATGGCAGAAGTATTAATATCACCCGGTGTTTTAGCAAGAGAAAATGACCAATCACAAATAACATCAAGACCAGTACAAGCTGGTGCTGCGATTATAGGACCAACAGTAAAGGGTCAAGAAGAAATTCCTAAATTAGTAACCAGTTACTCAGAATATGAAGCTGCTTTTGGTAGTACTTTTTTAAGTGGATCGAATCAATATACATTCTTTACTTCAATTTCAGCTTATAACTATTTTCAAAATGGAGGAACTTCATTATTAGTAACTAGAGTAACTACGGGGTCATTTACAGAAGCAACTAGTTCAAGAATCGCATCATCAAATCCAGTTAATTCAGGTTCTTTACATATTAATATAAACCCATTCCATGTAGAAGGATCAGCAGCAGGGGATGGAGCTTATTTTGATTTAAATGGAACCCAAATATTAATAACTTCAAGTACAGCAACAATCCCAACAAATACTGCAACAAGAGTATATGTACCTGATGGGGGTAGTGCAGGAGCTACAACAACAAATGTAGTTGACCATTTTAATTTTTCCAAATCTCTATCAAATTATAAATCGGATTGGCAACATATGTCAGCGAGCGTAACTAATACAAATTCATCATCCTTCACTACTAGAATAAATGGGTCACCTACATCACCTTCTCAAGTAAACCCAACAACAACAAATGCCTATTATGTTATATCAGCAAGTGTAACACATTATATGAATGATGGGCAAGTTTATGGAATGAATTCTACAGGATCTGTAGCTACCCAAGCTTTTTCTTTAGAAACTATAGGTCAGGGTGAATTAATGAATAGTAGTAATAATAATTATTATAATTCAGGTTCAGGAGGTACAACACCAGTACCTGGAACAGCTAATGTAGGTTCTAATAATTCATTAGTTAGTGGATCTCAAGATAATGTAAGATGGGAGATTGCAAGTCCTAATACATCATCAGGAGTATTTAGTGTAATAATTAGAGGAGGAAATGATACTCAACAATCTAAGAATGTATTAGAAACATTTACAAACGTTTCATTAGATCCATTAGCTACTAATTATATATCTAAGGTAATAGGAGATCTAAAACAAGTAAAAAGAGGATCTGGAACAAATTTATATTTACAAACATCTGGATCATATAAAAATGCTTCAAGATATGTAAGAGTAAAGGAAGTAAATCTAAAAACTCCTAATTATTTAGATAATGCGGGGAATGCAAAAGATATATATACAGGATCAATTCCTCCTACTCAAAGTGGTTCTTTTATAGAGGGAACAGGAGTTTTATTTACGGGATCAAATTCTAGTTACTATCAACTTATAAATAATACTGATACACAAGGTATTTTAGCTTCTGATTATACTGATGCTATCAATTTATTGGCAAATAAAGATGATTATAAATATAATTTAATTACAACACCCGGATTAGCTATAGCAAATCCAACCCACGCAACACCTTTAAATACTTTAATTTCTAATACAGAAAATAGAGGTGATAATATTGTTGTAATGGATTTAGTTAATTATAATGCTTCAATAACACAAGTAACAGCTCAAGCAGCTTCAGTTGATTCTTCATATGTAGCTTCATACTGGCCCTGGTTGAGAGTTATAGATCCAAATTCAAGACAATTAGTTTGGGTTCCAGCTTCAACCCTTATCCCAGGAGTTTATGCTTATAATGATAGAGCAGGTGAACCATGGTTTGCCCCAGCAGGTATTAATAGAGGAGGATTAGGAGTAGTTGACCAAGCAGAAAGAAAATTAACTAATACAAATAGAGATACTTTATATACTGGAAAAGTAAATCCTATAGCAACATTCCCTAGACAAGGAATTGTTGTATTTGGACAGAAAACACTTCAAACTAAAGCAAGTGCTTTAGATAGAGTTAATGTAAGAAGATTATTAATTACACTTAAAAATTATATTTCTCAAATTGCTGATACATTAGTATTTGAACAAAATACAGCAGCTACAAGAAATACATTCTTAAGTCAAGTTAATCCTTATTTAGAATCAGTACAACAAAGACAAGGTTTATATGCATTTAAAGTTGTAATGGACAACACAAATAACACACCAGATGTAATTGATAGAAATGAATTAATAGGTGCGGTTTATTTACAACCAACTAAAACAGCTGAATTTATCTACCTAGACTTTAACATTTTACCAACTGGAGCAACTTTCCCAGTGTAAAAATTAAAAAATACAATATTTATAATAAAATAAAATAAAATAAAAATGGCAGTATTAGATCCCAACGAAATATTTTTCACCGCTTTTGAACCGAAAGTAGCTAATAGATTTATACTATATGTTGATGGTATTCCATCTTATATAATTAAAGGAGTTACAGGCATGGGTTTTTCACAGGATGAAATAATATTAAATCATATAAATACTTATAGAAAAGTAAAAGGAAAATTAAGATGGAATGATTTAACAATGGATTTATTTGATCCTATTACACCTTCAGGAGCTCAAGCAGTAATGGAGTGGGCAAGATTAGGACATGAATCAGTTACTGGTAGAGATGGTTATTCTGATTTTTATAAAAAAGATTTAACTATTGATGTATTAGGTCCTGTAGGAGATGTTGTTTCGGAATGGATTATTAAAGGAGCATTTATTAAAGATTCCTCATTTGGGGATATGAATTGGGATGATGATTCTACTGTAATGAATATTTCATTAACAATAGGAATGGATTATTGCGTATTAAATTTCTAAAATAAAATTTAAATATTTACATTTAAGCTTAACGTTGTTAAGCTTTTTTGTTATATTTATAATAAAATAGTATATTATGGCAGAAGTATTAATATCCCCCGGTGTTTTAGCAAGAGAAAATGACCAATCACAAATAACATCAAGACCAGTACAAGCTGGTGCTGC